TTAGGGCGTTTTATTTGATGGGCTGATGCACCTTATAGATATGGTAATTAAGAAGCATAAAAAGTCATAAAAAAATAATGCACCCAAGACTCCAATGAAACCGTAGATTGCAAAAGCTTCTAGAATCAAATCAACGTGTTCCGCAGTCAAAACTACACTTTCCATATAGAACTCCTTTTAAAATGATTTTGAAAATATAAACGTCGATGAAATCAACACCTTCAGACTTAGTGCTTTTCCGTTTCTCAATCTTGAATCTTTAAAAATAAAGTTATGAGTGAAAGTGCCAATATTTAACAATGATAGAAATTCCGCTTCCTCGAAGCGATTTTCGCAAGCTCAATATCACTTCTTGCGGCGAGCGGTCTAACTAGAGGCAGCCCATCTGAATAGCATTATTGTTCCCCAAATTAAGAAGCCCCAAAATAACGTCCAAAGAATGTTTAGCAACATGGCTATATTTGGATAGGAACATTTTGCTGAAGAATGTCTGTTGGCTTTTCGCGTTGCCCACAAGTAAAGATCCTTGCTGAATCCTCCCAAGCTACTCGATAGACACAATCCGAAAGAACCTCGAACTGGTAGCCAATATCTACCAAATCGGTATGATCGAAACTGAAAAGCTTATCCGTACCATCGTAAACATCGATATATATCTTGAAGAAAGTCAGGTCACGATCTAGCTCTCCCATCGATTTCAAACTAGTAGTAAACGAGATTTGCTTAGCGTAACCAGTGATAAAAAAGTCGTAACCATCCAAAGGACCAAAACCGGAACTTGTCTTTTTCTTTTCTGGCGCTTGCGTTCCTTGAGCTGTTGGCGTGCCAGATGGAATTTCTACGTTAACATTTTGCTGCTTTACTGGTTCCGGTGCTTTTTCAGGTTCAGGCCACCAAGCCATGATGTTGATAGGCAAGCCAATACCCAAAAGCAAAGCGGTACCAATAACAGGCCATCGCTTCCAGAAAGGTCTAATGTCTTTCGCTTGCGCTTCTTGAACATGCTTATTGGACTGAGAATGACTTTTGTAAAACGGAAAATACTCCGACTTATAAGATCGTATCGAAGTGTTTACCACCTCACCATTGCAACCGTCCTGAACCTTCTTGGTGTATGAGTTGCTAGAGCCCATTGCTGTGTTTTTAGTGCAGCGATAAGTTACTTCAATCATGTCTTTAATATCACGATGCACCTTGCGTATGTTCTGGGTCAGCAAGATGATATCGACACCGTAGTGACGGTGTATCGAAAACCACTCAAGAATCGCAGCCGGAAGCCCACGAGATGGTAAGCTCATATGAGCCTCATCAACAATGTACAAAGGCCCCTGTCCTTTCTCGTTTCGCCACTCATCCGAATAATCTTCAATCTGACTAAAAGGCCGACTTGTAGAGCCAAAATCCGTCAAGCGACCATCAACTATCTTGATTAGGTCACGTACATCCTCACCGAATATCTTTACGAACCAATCAATATTAAGCGTAATGTTGGTGATAACTTTACGCCCTTCCTTGATGGCCGGAATGATGTGATAAGCAACGGCCTCATAAGTCTTACCGCCTCCTGGTCTACCTGCTATTGCATAGATCATGAACCTAACCTCGTAAACGGGATCAGTTGAAGCATTAAGCGAACCGTGATTGCTGAAAGGATGATTGAAAGGCATTGGGGCAAACCAACCGCAGCCATAACCCAAGACACTGTTGGAGGAATTGAAGTCATATACTGACTCATATCAACAGGCGCCAAGAGTGCGAACACGCCAGAAAGTAACATGTTAACCATTTCCATAACCTGTTCGACCGCCCAAAAAAACAAGTCTTTGAGCATGTTAAAGAACGACACTAAAAGCTGATACAAAAACACTAAAAGCTTGTTAAACAAATCAACTAACCAATCCATATCAACCCCCGAAGATGATGCGACGCGCAGCGAAGATGGACGACATAATAAGAACCGCACGAACGAAGCCGAATACCCAATCAAAACTAATGTGTTCTTCAAAACTAAAGTCACCGAAGAACGGAACTGGAAGAACGAACGAAGGACGTTGTGCGTTAGATAAATCTATGTTGCCAAATGAATTCACAAAGTCGTCAATCACATTAGTTTTTAGATCATTCAATTGACCAGATACCAAACCACCTAACCCATCTGGATAAGCAGATTCATAAAAACCAGTACAATTGCCAGCCTCGATACAAGTACCACCCGTACCTGCACCGGACGTGTCAGTGGTAGCAATACCATCCAGTGTTTCAGAAATACCAGAGACATCCTCAGCAATACCATCCATAGCGCCAGCAATTTTCTCAACGTCGTCACCCACGCCGTTAATCGCGTTGGTATTTTTGTTTACCGCTGTTGTTATGTCAGCGTTAGCCAGTTGAATCAGAGACTTTGTTTTACGATAGATTTCATTATCATTAGCTTGCTGCTTTTGGATTGCTTGCGTATTAGTAACAACTGAAGAATTAAGCGCAATAATTTGGTTTTGGATATCTGCACTAGCTTGATTGATGTCAATGTTCATCTCATTCAGAGCCTTGTTCACATCCTTGTTCATTCCAGTTATTGCACTAACTACCGCTGTGTCTGTTGACTCATCGGTATTAGGATACTCAACACTGGGCTCATCAACTGGAAGTTCAGGAACAACAGCATCACTACCTGAATCAGGTAATACACTAGGATCTTCTATATCACCGTCTGTAGGATCATCAGGATTATGAGTCGGATTGTCTGGCTCTGGTTCTGGTTTAGAGTCAGGGTTAGGAGACAGCCAATTAGGAGAACAGGTAGGAATAAGAGCTTGTTGTTGGGCTGTTAAAGTATCACAAGTAACGCTTTTATAATCCTCAGTGGTCCAAACTGCCCCACCCTCAAGATAAAAAATGACTGTTCTCAGGTCTTGCCTAGCAGAATCATTCCTATATGGCTGAATATCAAAATTAGTACAGTAATTAAAGCCTTGACACCTCTTACTAGCTGCCACAGTAACCGTTTCACCAATAGTGCTACTATAACGCCATGCAACCCCTTTTTGAGGAACGGCATCATACTTATTATTTATCGATTCATCAGGAGTTGAGTTTTCAAGAGCAGGGAGAGCAACAGAGCATGATGAATCGGAACAAAAACCATCTAATGTACCATGCTGACATTCTTCGCCGGTGTAGTCAGCATCGGCAAAGCACCTACCAGAGTCGCAACCAATAAAACTAGTTAATTGAGCTGTGCACTTTGAAGCAGAACCGCACCAAAAATTACCGAGCATGTCACGACCATAAGCATCTTCATTCCACCAAACACCTAAAGTCGGTTCAGTTTCTATTAATTTGCCACAATGATTTATTGCTAAGGCATTAAACGAAACACTCAAAATTACACTCAGTGTCGCAATGCTTTGTTTAATACTCATGTACAGACCTCATTAAAAAGGGGCCCGAAGCCCCTACCCTCTAAAGTTTTGAGAGGCCACAAATCCAGCCATGCCCCCCAAAAGAACAAAGGTGACGAGAATGACATCATGAAGAATGGCCAACATAAACTTAAGCCTTTTTCACTGCGCGCTGAGCAAGAGTGATGGACTTATAAGCCATAGAGATACCAACAATAATTAGACCTGCCGCACCAACTTTCACAGCAACGCCTGCAAGATCAATTGCACTAAATGGGTCAGCACCTTGCTCGGTTGCTAAAGCAGCACAAGAGAATCCAGCAACAGCAACAGTACAAACACCACGTTTTACGAATTTCTTCATTTGTTTTATGTATTTCATAAGTACCTCAGATAAGTCTTATTAAACGTAAAGCCACATTAATGACATAGGTTGAAATGAAGCCACCAAAGAAAACCAAGGAAAAACCAAGGCCAAACATTTGAGTAGCTTCAGAGCCAGTAACCTGAGTGAAATCCATTAACGCGCCGTATTCTTGAGCCGTAACCATGACGTAACCACTACATGAAGTAGTATCAATCTCAGGAAGGACAGCAAGAAAGCCGTCAGCGTTTGGAAGAGCGCACACAGGCATTGAAATTACTTCACTATTTCGAAATCTTTGAGAATAAATGTAGATTTGCCGTTTGAAACGCCCATACCCACTTGTGCCATCACCTCAATTGGTCCTTTCGCCTCTCGAAGTTCAGCATTAAGGCGCTTAGACAAAGCAAAATGGTTATCGATATTGACCGACATTTTACCGATTTGACACCCTACCTTGTCGCCGTTCTCTTGATAGTCACCGATTGTTTGACAGTTCGCCCACTGCATTGGAGAACCACCATCTTCAGGTTCCATTGTTCCAAAGTTAGAGTTGAAAATAGTAATAGGAATAGCATTCATTTTGTCACCTTAGTGTTGTGAACCGCCCGACCATTGCTGAAAGCTCATGCTTGCACTACATGGATTAGACGTTGTTGATTTAAAAGGACTTGATAGAACATCAGATTTATCACCTGGCGCATGGAAAACGAGATCTGAAGAGCCATCATCCCAAAGGACAAGAGAGACAGATTTATCCTGATTGATACGAACCTCACGGCCTGCTTGAAGCGCACGAGCGTAAAGCGGAGGCATGCCATGTTTCGCTAGAGAGTCATGAATCATATCGAGTTCAGTAACTTGAATATTTTGCGAAGTCTTGCCAGTTAAGTAAGCAAGTAAATTAGATCCAGAATTGATGCCCTCAAAAACAGGCTCTTTGTAATTGGCCGGACGCTGGTTTTCAAAGTCAAACGTTAGAACCTGACCTAATGGAATATGTTCATCTTCATGTAAGTTCTGAAGCTGTTCTTTAGAAAGACCAACCGCCATCAAATCAGTGATAGAACGGTAGAAGCTAGATTTAGACATAGTGTTTTTAACCTGTTCATAGGTCGAATGCTTCAAACGGTCATACACTTGGAATAGACGAAGGGCTTTAGATTTACGGGTGTTCCCTTTCGAGTCTACGGTATCGTATAGATCGTGCAGCAGCGACATAACTTTGTGGTCATTAACAACCGATAAAGTACTGCCCTCAATTGCATCAAGTAGATACTTCATGGCGTCGCGCCAAGCCCAAAGGCAGAAAGTGGAATCTGATGCTGATTCAAATACGCGAACATACTCAATCAACTCAAACAAATTTTGTGGAATGTTGTGTTTCTCAAACCACCGAGACATAAAGCGGGCCTCGAAACGAAGACGATTATTGGCAAAATTCTTGAGAGCATTAGAAGAAAGTTCGTCAATAACGCGATCATAACGAGGCGTTTTTTCTTTACGTTTTAGTTTCTTAAGAAAATCACACTGGTAAGTAACTTCATCAAGCTTTGAATAGATAATCAAAGAAGTTGTACGACCGGAGTTCGGATTGTTTTTGTCCTTGTTGAAGTAGACCGTTGATTCAAATTCGCCTTGCCTCGATGGTCTAAGATACTTATTCGAGACTTTAGACAGAGCAACCAAAGCACCTTGGAGTTGGTCACGTGAATCTAGTTGAACCGACATCGTAGAATCAAAACGAAAGACATCGGTCATTTGAAAATCAAGCATTTCGCAAAAACGAGGCATTGCACGTTTAAAAGCATCGAGAATGGCAGTAGCACAAACAAGAAGTGAATCACTTCCATAAACGTTATGACCTTGAAGGATTTTTGCCGGTGAACACTTCAATTCAACACATGCATTAGGACGAAAACCGGAACCCTGAAACACTTTCATAGCAATACTGGTATAGCTAGAAGGGACAGATTCCCAAGCGTGACGAACAGAGCAAACGGAAGTGTTCCCATCTTCATCAAGAGTAACAGAGCAATCCAAAAGAAGACCACGGTCAATAAGATCGTCAAAATTGATATGAGTCTGCCACTCATCACCAACCTGAATAGGAGTTATGAACTCATCTTTGAAGTGGATTCTTAAGCCTAGAAAATCGTACACACCAAAACCCTGTCAATATCAATTATGATTATTTAAAGTGCCTATAATGACACTGGCAATATTACTAGCAACCAAACATATATGCAACCACATCGGTGTCATTTGTGACACTTTTGGGTTTGTGGTCGAAAACAAGAGGTAAAATGAACGGAGATAAGAATGAACTCACTAGAGAATGAACTCATGCTAGATCCAAAACAGGTACAACGATTTAAAAGTGCGATCTTAGAAAGAGGCACATATGAAGAAGTGTCAGAGTTAACCGAAATTAGTGTCAGTACATTAAAGAGAATTTGTGCAGGGAAAACCGATCCAAAACTATCTGATGTTGTAAAGATCGCGAAGATAACTAACAAAAACTTAAATGACCTCATTTACGGAGACACGAGAGAACAGCAAATAGAAGCTGTGAAGTCATTTGTTAGTGCACTGAACGGTATTGATGAAGATACAGATGAAGCATACAGAACAATTATCTGGCAGCTTTCTGGTCTGTACAAAGAAGATATTCAAGCATTAAGCACCCAAGTTCAAGCACTTAAATCCTATAGAGAAAAGCAACGAGCAAGCGAAAGAGCCACGCTAAGGAGTGCATACATAAGACACCTCATCGATGAGCAAACTGATACTGCAAACAAAATAAAGCAAGAGCTAATAGAAAGTTATGGATTTAGTGAAGAAGAACTTTCCGGTGCAGAAATTGAGTATGAGGTAATTGCGGAGAAGAAAAAGGCTGAAAGAGAAAAGCGAAAGAGACTAGAAGAAACAGACAAAATCAACAAAGCATTCGGGTGGGGAAAACACCGAAAAGCTGACAATAACGGTTAGTACCACATTGGGACTATAAGCCACTATTAAAGTATGTGGCTCCTAGCCGAGATAGAGCCATTTACAAATGGCTCCTTCCCCGGCGAAACGGGGCCCCTTCCATTAGTAAATGGCTCATTGCAGATCAGGTTCACTAACAGATATAAAAAAGGCAGCGTAAGCTGCCGAAAAGTTAAGTGTTCACATTAAGTCGAAAAAGATTTTATAGGATATGGTTTGTATTAGGGTAAATACTAAACGAAATCTCTGTTCGGGCACTATTCATAGAAAATTCACAGATCCAACCGGATTGTTTTAATTCTTTAGCCACAATTTTTGCGACGTGCTCCGTCAAACCATAAGGAACGTAAGTTACTTCCCATGTAGAATCGATTAATAAGCCAGTTTTAGGCAAGTCTTCCGATATCTTATTCAGAATATCAGTACATTCGCTTTTGATATTGTCCACATTGTTTCGAATAAAATCAGCGCTGCTAATCATCGTATAACCTCATATGACAAAAGTAGTTAGTATAGTGGAGTAATAGATATACCAACCTTACCTGTAGGAAGCTCTAAGTACTGCTGGCTTGAGTTTTTTGAATCAAAGTTCACATTAATGGGGATTGACTCAGATGTAGGGACGGGCCCCGTAACTAGGTGGGCTCCAGCTGGAACATTCATAACAATATCAGCTTCAATAATATCTCCATTTAAACTATATGTACCTTGATATTGGATACCACCTACATCAGTACCACAAACTTTGCCATCTACCATAACAAACAAAGCAAAACCGGAAAAAGCTGATGAATAGTCTACTCGAAAGAAATGTGCATTCATTAATAATCCCCTATATGTTGTGAAATGCCATTAATTACATGGGGACTCCTGTATACAAAAACAAGGGCGAGCAATTGCGTATGTTCGTATTATGCGAATTATATTACGGGCTATCCCTTCAAAGCGATTCTCTTTCCTAACATGTACGCAGCAAGCTGCGACAATGAGTAAGTCTCTCGCCCACCCTTTGCGCACTCTAGGCTTTCAGCAAACCACTCAACATAATTCATAACCATAATACGAACTTAGGGCGTTTTATTTGATGGGCTGATGCACCTTATAGATATGGTAATTAAGAAGCATAAAAAGTCATAAAAAAATAATGCACCCAAGACTCCAATGAAACCGTAGATTGCAAAAGCTTCTAGAATCAAATCAACGTGTTCCGCAGTCAAAACTACACTTTCCATATAGAACTCCTTTTAAAATGATTTTGAAAATATAAACGTCGATGAAATCAACACCTTCAGACTTAGTGCTTTTCCGTTTCTCAATCTTGAATCTTTAAAAATAAAGTTATGAGTGAAAGTGCCAATATTTAACAATGATAGAAATTCCGCTTCCTCGAAGCGATTTTCGCAAGCTCAATATCACTTCTTGCGGCGAGCGGTCTAACTAGAGGCAGCCCATCTGAATAGCATTATTGTTCCCCAAATTAAGAAGCCCCAAAATAACGTCCAAAGAATGTTTAGCAACATGGCTATATTTGGATAGGAACATTTTGCTGAAGAATGTCTGTTGGCTTTTCGCGTTGCCCACAAGTAAAGATCCTTGCTGAATCCTCCCAAGCTACTCGATAGACACAATCCGAAAGAACCTCGAACTGGTAGCCAATATCTACCAAATCGGTATGATCGAAACTGAAAAGCTTATCCGTACCATCGTAAACATCGATATATATCTTGAAGAAAGTCAGGTCACGATCTAGCTCTCCCATCGATTTCAAACTAGTAGTAAACGAGATTTGCTTAGCGTAACCAGTGATAAAAAAGTCGTAACCATCCAAAGGACCAAAACCGGAACTTGTCTTTTTCTTTTCTGGCGCTTGCGTTCCTTGAGCTGTTGGCGTGCCAGATGGAATTTCTACGTTAACATTTTGCTGCTTTACTGGTTCCGGTGCTTTTTCAGGTTCAGGCCACCAAGCCATGATGTTGATAGGCAAGCCAATACCCAAAAGCAAAGCGGTACCAATAACAGGCCATCGCTTCCAGAAAGGTCTAATGTCTTTCGCTTGCGCTTCTTGAACATGCTTATTGGACTGAGAATGACTTTTGTAAAACGGAAAATACTCCGACTTATAAGATCGTATCGAAGTGTTTACCACCTCACCATTGCAACCGTCCTGAACCTTCTTGGTGTATGAGTTGCTAGAGCCCATTGCTGTGTTTTTAGTGCAGCGATAAGTTACTTCAATCATGTCTTTAATATCACGATGCACCTTGCGTATGTTCTGGGTCAGCAAGATGATATCGACACCGTAGTGACGGTGTATCGAAAACCACTCAAGAATCGCAGCCGGAAGCCCACGAGATGGTAAGCTCATATGAGCCTCATCAACAATGTACAAAGGCCCCTGTCCTTTCTCGTTTCGCCACTCATCCGAATAATCTTCAATCTGACTAAAAGGCCGACTTGTAGAGCCAAAATCCGTCAAGCGACCATCAACTATCTTGATTAGGTCACGTACATCCTCACCGAATATCTTTACGAACCAATCAATATTAAGCGTAATGTTGGTGATAACTTTACGCCCTTCCTTGATGGCCGGAATGATGTGATAAGCAACGGCCTCATAAGTCTTACCGCCTCCTGGTCTACCTGCTATTGCATAGATCATGAACCTAACCTCGTAAACGGGATCAGTTGAAGCATTAAGCGAACCGTGATTGCTGAAAGGATGATTGAAAGGCATTGGGGCAAACCAACCGCAGCCATAACCCAAGACACTGTTGGAGGAATTGAAGTCATATACTGACTCATATCAACAGGCGCCAAGAGTGCGAACACGCCAGAAAGTAACATGTTAACCATTTCCATAACCTGTTCGACCGCCCAAAAAAACAAGTCTTTGAGCATGTTAAAGAACGACACTAAAAGCTGATACAAAAACACTAAAAGCTTGTTAAACAAATCAACTAACCAATCCATATCAACCCCCGAAGATGATGCGACGCGCAGCGAAGATGGACGACATAATAAGAACCGCACGAACGAAGCCGAATACCCAATCAAAACTAATGTGTTCTTCAAAACTAAAGTCACCGAAGAACGGAACTGGAAGAACGAACGAAGGACGTTGTGCGTTAGATAAATCTATGTTGCCAAATGAATTCACAAAGTCGTCAATCACATTAGTTTTTAGATCATTCAATTGACCAGATACCAAACCACCTAACCCATCTGGATAAGCAGATTCATAAAAACCAGTACAATTGCCAGCCTCGATACAAGTACCACCCGTACCTGCACCGGACGTGTCAGTGGTAGCAATACCATCCAGTGTTTCAGAAATACCAGAGACATCCTCAGCAATACCATCCATAGCGCCAGCAATTTTCTCAACGTCGTCACCCACGCCGTTAATCGCGTTGGTATTTTTGTTTACCGCTGTTGTTATGTCAGCGTTAGCCAGTTGAATCAGAGACTTTGTTTTACGATAGATTTCATTATCATTAGCTTGCTGCTTTTGGATTGCTTGCGTATTAGTAACAACTGAAGAATTAAGCGCAATAATTTGGTTTTGGATATCTGCACTAGCTTGATTGATGTCAATGTTCATCTCATTCAGAGCCTTGTTCACATCCTTGTTCATTCCAGTTATTGCACTAACTACCGCTGTGTCTGTTGACTCATCGGTATTAGGATACTCAACACTGGGCTCATCAACTGGAAGTTCAGGAACAACAGCATCACTACCTGAATCAGGTAATACACTAGGATCTTCTATATCACCGTCTGTAGGATCATCAGGATTATGAGTCGGATTGTCTGGCTCTGGTTCTGGTTTAGAGTCAGGGTTAGGAGACAGCCAATTAGGAGAACAGGTAGGAATAAGAGCTTGTTGTTGGGCTGTTAAAGTATCACAAGTAACGCTTTTATAATCCTCAGTGGTCCAAACTGCCCCACCCTCAAGATAAAAAATGACTGTTCTCAGGTCTTGCCTAGCAGAATCATTCCTATATGGCTGAATATCAAAATTAGTACAGTAATTAAAGCCTTGACACCTCTTACTAGCTGCCACAGTAACCGTTTCACCAATAGTGCTACTATAACGCCATGCAACCCCTTTTTGAGGAACGGCATCATACTTATTATTTATCGATTCATCAGGAGTTGAGTTTTCAAGAGCAGGGAGAGCAACAGAGCATGATGAATCGGAACAAAAACCATCTAATGTACCATGCTGACATTCTTCGCCGGTGTAGTCAGCATCGGCAAAGCACCTACCAGAGTCGCAACCAATAAAACTAGTTAATTGAGCTGTGCACTTTGAAGCAGAACCGCACCAAAAATTACCGAGCATGTCACGACCATAAGCATCTTCATTCCACCAAACACCTAAAGTCGGTTCAGTTTCTATTAATTTGCCACAATGATTTATTGCTAAGGCATTAAACGAAACACTCAAAATTACACTCAGTGTCGCAATGCTTTGTTTAATACTCATGTACAGACCTCATTAAAAAGGGGCCCGAAGCCCCTACCCTCTAAAGTTTTGAGAGGCCACAAATCCAGCCATGCCCCCCAAAAGAACAAAGGTGACGAGAATGACATCATGAAGAATGGCCAACATAAACTTAAGCCTTTTTCACTGCGCGCTGAGCAAGAGTGATGGACTTATAAGCCATAGAGATACCAACAATAATTAGACCTGCCGCACCAACTTTCACAGCAACGCCTGCAAGATCAATTGCACTAAATGGGTCAGCACCTTGCTCGGTTGCTAAAGCAGCACAAGAGAATCCAGCAACAGCAACAGTACAAACACCACGTTTTACGAATTTCTTCATTTGTTTTATGTATTTCATAAGTACCTCAGATAAGTCTTATTAAACGTAAAGCCACATTAATGACATAGGTTGAAATGAAGCCACCAAAGAAAACCAAGGAAAAACCAAGGCCAAACATTTGAGTAGCTTCAGAGCCAGTAACCTGAGTGAAATCCATTAACGCGCCGTATTCTTGAGCCGTAACCATGACGTAACCACTACATGAAGTAGTATCAATCTCAGGAAGGACAGCAAGAAAGCCGTCAGCGTTTGGAAGAGCGCACACAGGCATTGAAATTACTTCACTATTTCGAAATCTTTGAGAATAAATGTAGATTTGCCGTTTGAAACGCCCATACCCACTTGTGCCATCACCTCAATTGGTCCTTTCGCCTCTCGAAGTTCAGCATTAAGGCGCTTAGACAAAGCAAAATGGTTATCGATATTGACCGACATTTTACCGATTTGACACCCTACCTTGTCGCCGTTCTCTTGATAGTCACCGATTGTTTGACAGTTCGCCCACTGCATTGGAGAACCACCATCTTCAGGTTCCATTGTTCCAAAGTTAGAGTTGAAAATAGTAATAGGAATAGCATTCATTTTGTCACCTTAGTGTTGTGAACCGCCCGACCATTGCTGAAAGCTCATGCTTGCACTACATGGATTAGACGTTGTTGATTTAAAAGGACTTGATAGAACATCAGATTTATCACCTGGCGCATGGAAAACGAGATCTGAAGAGCCATCATCCCAAAGGACAAGAGAGACAGATTTATCCTGATTGATACGAACCTCACGGCCTGCTTGAAGCGCACGAGCGTAAAGCGGAGGCATGCCATGTTTCGCTAGAGAGTCATGAATCATATCGAGTTCAGTAACTTGAATATTTTGCGAAGTCTTGCCAGTTAAGTAAGCAAGTAAATTAGATCCAGAATTGATGCCCTCAAAAACAGGCTCTTTGTAATTGGCCGGACGCTGGTTTTCAAAGTCAAACGTTAGAACCTGACCTAATGGAATATGTTCATCTTCATGTAAGTTCTGAAGCTGTTCTTTAGAAAGACCAACCGCCATCAAATCAGTGATAGAACGGTAGAAGCTAGATTTAGACATAGTGTTTTTAACCTGTTCATAGGTCGAATGCTTCAAACGGTCATACACTTGGAATAGACGAAGGGCTTTAGATTTACGGGTGTTCCCTTTCGAGTCTACGGTATCGTATAGATCGTGCAGCAGCGACATAACTTTGTGGTCATTAACAACCGATAAAGTACTGCCCTCAATTGCATCAAGTAGATACTTCATGGCGTCGCGCCAAGCCCAAAGGCAGAAAGTGGAATCTGATGCTGATTCAAATACGCGAACATACTCAATCAACTCAAACAAATTTTGTGGAATGTTGTGTTTCTCAAACCACCGAGACATAAAGCGGGCCTCGAAACGAAGACGATTATTGGCAAAATTCTTGAGAGCATTAGAAGAAAGTTCGTCAATAACGCGATCATAACGAGGCGTTTTTTCTTTACGTTTTAGTTTCTTAAGAAAATCACACTGGTAAGTAACTTCATCAAGCTTTGAATAGATAATCAAAGAAGTTGTACGACCGGAGTTCGGATTGTTTTTGTCCTTGTTGAAGTAGACCGTTGATTCAAATTCGCCTTGCCTCGATGGTCTAAGATACTTATTCGAGACTTTAGACAGAGCAACCAAAGCACCTTGGAGTTGGTCACGTGAATCTAGTTGAACCGACATCGTAGAATCAAAACGAAAGACATCGGTCATTTGAAAATCAAGCATTTCGCAAAAACGAGGCATTGCACGTTTAAAAGCATCGAGAATGGCAGTAGCACAAACAAGAAGTGAATCACTTCCATAAACGTTATGACCTTGAAGGATTTTTGCCGGTGAACACTTCAATTCAACACATGCATTAGGACGAAAACCGGAACCCTGAAACACTTTCATAGCAATACTGGTATAGCTAGAAGGGACAGATTCCCAAGCGTGACGAACAGAGCAAACGGAAGTGTTCCCATCTTCATCAAGAGTAACAGAGCAATCCAAAAGAAGACCACGGTCAATAAGATCGTCAAAATTGATATGAGTCTGCCACTCATCACCAACCTGAATAGGAGTTATGAACTCATCTTTGAAGTGGATTCTTAAGCCTAGAAAATCGTACACACCAAAACCCTGTCAATATCAATTATGATTATTTAAAGTGCCTATAATGACACTGGCAATATTACTAGCAACCAAACATATATGCAACCACATCGGTGTCATTTGTGACACTTTTGGGTTTGTGGTCGAAAACAAGAGGTAAAATGAACGGAGATAAGAATGAACTCACTAGAGAATGAACTCATGCTAGATCCAAAACAGGTACAACGATTTAAAAGTGCGATCTTAGAAAGAGGCACATATGAAGAAGTGTCAGAGTTAACCGAAATTAGTGTCAGTACATTAAAGAGAATTTGTGCAGGGAAAACCGATCCAAAACTATCTGATGTTGTAAAGATCGCGAAGATAACTAACAAAAACTTAAATGACCTCATTTACGGAGACACGAGAGAACAGCAAATAGAAGCTGTGAAGTCATTTGTTAGTGCACTGAACGGTATTGATGAAGATACAGATGAAGCATACAGAACAATTATCTGGCAGCTTTCTGGTCTGTACAAAGAAGATATTCAAGCATTAAGCACCCAAGTTCAAGCACTTAAATCCTATAGAGAAAAGCAACGAGCAAGCGAAAGAGCCACGCTAAGGAGTGCATACATAAGACACCTCATCGATGAGCAAACTGATACTGCAAACAAAATAAAGCAAGAGCTAATAGAAAGTTATGGATTTAGTGAAGAAGAACTTTCCGGTGCAGAAATTGAGTATGAGGTAATTGCGGAGAAGAAAAAGGCTGAAAGAGAAAAGCGAAAGAGACTAGAAGAAACAGACAAAATCAACAAAGCATTCGGGTGGGGAAAACACCGAAAAGCTGACAATAACGGTTAGTACCACATTGGGACTATAAGCCGCTATTAGAGCTTGCGGCTTTTGAACTGCGAAAGAGCGCAGCGCGGCGCTTCGCTTCCTCCCCCCTCCGCTCTTTCTTTCTCTCTAGCAGGAGAACTATGAAATAGAAGTGTTAGAACCGATAACTGGCAGTGCCCTGTACGTTTTTTAAGGCTTGGCAGGAAGGGGGGAAGTTGGTCAGTTGCATTAAGGGGAGTTACGGAAACAAGTTTCCTACTTTTCGGGCGATTGACAAAGGCACTATCCAAGAACTGAAGTGAGCGCCCTTATCCCTGCGGGGCTAGTACGTAAAAAAATGACATACCGAGTCTATTGGTATGTCATTTTTGTTAGTTCGACATTATGTAAATTATGTTACGGGCTAAAACTTCAAAGCGATTCTCTCTCCTGGCATGTACGGCAAGCCGACAATGAGCAAGTCTCTCGCCCACCCTTTGCGCGCTATAGGCCTACGGCAAACCCTCAACATAATTCAAACCCATAATGCGCACCAAGGGGTGGTTTGTTAACAAAGGCTAACTCTTTGATTAAGCCTTTCATAAGTGTCTGATAACCAAGCCGTAATTTTTTATTTTGTCGATTTCCATAACGCAAGTTGCTTGTACTATTCGTGACGTTCGTTTTGTGCAATCAACGAAAAACCACTAAAACCCTGACCGCCACATAATGTTGCGTTCGGTAACGCCCAAAACAACAAGAAAAATATTTTTAGTCAGTTATTCAATATGCGAGCGTTGTCATGTTTCACGAATCACTCCGCACACTCTTTTGGCGTGAGTTTGCCTCCATCAAGCAAGGCGCTGAATATTTTCACGTATCCAAACCCACGATTACTCGTTGGCTTGATGGCACAGTTCCTATCAATCCAATGGCAGAAAAACTACTGTTGATTAAAGCACTTGGTTATTTGCCTAATGATTTGCGTTGGTCTGGGTTTCGTATCTGTGAGAAACGAGCTGTGTTTATCACGCCGTCCGGTCGTGAGTTCAGCCCTAAGGAATTGGAAAGCTTTGTGTTCTGGCGTGACGAACATCGTCAGTTTGTGGAAATGTACGGACACATTGAGTATCCCAAGGTCTATCCTGCAAAGGAAAACGTTTTACCGTTTCGTGGCGGCCGTAGAATGAACGCCGCAGAATGTCTTGCTGATTGTAAACTGAAGGTTCACGAACCAGTTGTTATATGTATGCGGATATATTTTTCAGGATATTTGTAA